ACCATCCCTTAATCTTATTTAAGACTCCGTCACCAAATACAGAGTAGTAGCCACAGGATTAGTGGGCAGCGTACTCACTACCTGAATTGCCGTAATATTCTGAATGAGGGGAGCAAGGTCAGAAGCCTTTGCATAGTAACTTGCAGGCTGACCATTCAGGTTACTCGCATTGTTGGCACTCGTAGCAGTAGTGGCACTATCCGCAACCTCTGCAGCACGAACCTTACCAGTAGCACCGGAACCCACATAGTCAGAGGTTTCCATGTAGCCCTCAAGGTCAACGCTTGCACCGTTAGTTACGATAGTCAACACACCACCGGCCTGAATAGCGATGATATTAGAGTTAATACGGAATGCATAATCCGGCAGCGAAGTACCGTCAGGCAGTCTTGCAGTAACATTCTGCCCATCAACCGTAAAGGTATCACCAGTACGGAAGTCACCAGTAGCGGTGAAGCGCAACACAGGAACGCCAGCGGTGGAACGAACAATAGCGTGGAGAGTGCCGGACTTATTGTGTGTGGCACTTGTAACACCTGCACCCTGATTGGCTTTCATAGCTCCGTCAATTGCGTCCCAGTTGGGGTTAATCTGCGTGAGCGGGTTAAAGAGGTCAGTACCCTCAACCTTTTTAAGCTGATAGTTAGTAGTATTAGTCATAAGACATTACCTCCTTATACAATAATGTTTTTACCGTTTTGAGCCAACTGCGTATAGGTGAACTTGAGAGCAATCAGTTCATTAACGGTCTTTTGACGAGTAATGAGTTCAGTAACGGTGATACCATCCATAGCATGAAGCTGTGCAAGGTAATCGAACATTTCCTGAACTGTAACCTTTTCACCAGTAAAGTAATTCAATACTTTAATGCCGATAATCTCCGAAGCAATACTCTCAAAGATATACTCGTTGTTTTCCTCAATCTTCAAATCCATAATATCTTTAAGGCTCTCACCAAGATTATAGATTTTCGTATCAAGTTCTTCAAGGCTTGCAGCAGTAGTATCAGCCAGTTCAAGAATGGAGTTATTCAGTTCCTCATAGAGTGCCTGATACTTACCATCAAGTTCGTTATACTGCTTCTGAATTTGCGTTTCAAATTTTGCAATCTCGGCTCTCATATCATCAAGAGCTTGCTGGATTGCTTCTTGGTCGATTTCATTAACCTCTGCAATTACTTCCTCAAGTTTCTTATACAGCTTACTTACCATCTCAAGATAGGACAAGCTATCATCGAAAGCCGTAGGAAGCACAGGGTTAAAGTTCCAATACGGAAGCGGAGTAATCATTTAATACACCCCCATGAAACATTGATTAAGGTCTTTATCGTTCATCAGTAAGCGCACAACGCTGACCACATACCTACGGTATTCGTCATACAGCTTACCTACACTAACCCCTGTATATCCGCTGATAGTCTTAACATAGTCTGTTTCGGATTTAGAGGAAACATTACCCACATTATGATTATCGTTAGCGGACAGTTGAGCAGACGAAGCATAGAGATTTTGTTCAATGGCATTCATGTTAACAAGGCCATCAGCGGGTGTGCTATCAACAATCTTGCTATTAGCACTATTGGTATTGCTGCTATTGCTGTTGTTCTTATCTTCCCTATCCATAACTTCCTTGTATTTATAGTTCGTAAGAGGGTCGATTTCAGACATAGCCATCTTAAACAAACCGTTATAGTATGGCATAATCTCGTTAAGGGTATTGCCGAGGAACAGGTCAAATTCTCCCACAGTTTCAGCCCCAATCTCTCTCATCCAAAAGTGATTAAGGATATACTTGTTCAATACCTGCCTGTAATTCTCGTCAAAGATAGGATAATCATTCAGAGCTTTAAGTTCATAACCGCTTTCGATGATATACCGAAGTTCAGTAGTGTACTTACTCATCTTCATCACCCTCCTTTATTTCAGGAGTAGCATCAACATTTGCAGGTTTAATCTTGTCGAAGATAAACTGGTCAATCGGGTTATCCAGCTCAAACATGGAGGACGAGGGTTGACGGAAGTTAACTTCGAGGTTAAGGCCAAACATTTTGTTAATCTGTTCAGCAGCCTGTCTACGCATAACGAGAGGGCTATATCGATAAGACATACTCTCCGACTGTGCAGCACGAACCTCACCAGCAAGTACACGCTCCTGCTTCTGCGTTGCTTCCTGCGTTTCATACCCAAGGTAAATCATAATCTCGCCCATCATGTGTCTACGCATTTGGGTAAGTTCTTCGCCAAGGAACGGTGCATCGGTTTTGAATACGGTAAAGCTATCCTTATCAACACTATCATCAATCATAATCAGGGGTTCATTACCTGTATATTTGAGCCAAATGTTTTTAAGGGTAAGCTGCTGCTTCTGCGTTCCCCTGAACAATACAGGGGTTTTCTGTGCAAGGGTATTAACTCTACGGCTTTGGTCAATGTCATAAAGCTGTTCAGCGTAGTAGTCCAGCCAAGGGAAAGTAGGGGATTTAATCATGTTATTATAAATCACAACAAAATCTTCCCCACGCTCACCGTTATGAGCAACCTTATCCAAGGTACGCCTGTAACTATTCCAGTTGTTCCATGTTTCAACTCGTAGAGGATTACCATAATTATCCCAAGGGCCATTTATTAGGCAAGGCTGAACACAGAATTTATCAACTTCCTCATCTCTAAAGAAAGCAGCCATACCGAACTCGTTAAGTGTCATTTCAAGATAACGCTCATCAATTTCTTCGGGCAAGTTCTCCCACTTAAATCTTGCCATAGCCAGTTCATGCAGACGCCCACGATATAAGCAATCAAGAATAGAGTTAGAGAACAATGCTTTAGTTGCTTCGTTTTTAACAGGGATAAAGGGTTTAGTCTTACTCATTTACATCCTCCTTTCAGCTTATAATGGGATTGGCAAGAGTGCCATAGTTAAAGTTACCGTTGTGCCACAGGGTTACGCCATTGTCGAAGATGCCTTTAATCGTTGCCAGTGCAGGAGCAGGGCAATTACCAACAACATTACAACCAATAGTTTTAATGTAATTCCAATTAGTTCTAGAATGGAGTTCAATGTCTTTAGCTCTATGCACAGCATATCCATACATAGAGAAATAATCATCTATAATTCTTGCATATTCAGGGCGGATAGCCATACATTCTGTGTACAATCCGTTTGCACCCGAAGCACTATTTACATCAGCAGCAGCAGCACTACCACTTAAAGTGTCAGGCATTACTTGTGCCTTATACATTTTACTTAATGTAGCACCAACCGCAAGAGCGACAGGAATAGCAACCGCAGCAGCAACAGGCAAAGCAGCGGTGGCAAGAGCAGCACCAGCAGTACCAGCTAAAGCAGTTTGCCCAGCAGCCATAGCGCCGATTGTTGCAGTAAGCCCTGTTTTTGCTGCTATTGCAGCACCAGCGGAAGCACCACCAACTACACCTTGTACAACGCCAACAACTTGGGCTGCTTTATTCTGTGCAAGCCAGTTCTGATAGTAGTCCCTCACCCATGGCAAAAGAGGAAATCCACTTGCAGAAACCTGATATTTTACATTGTATTCCATACCCTCATAACTTAATGGAGTTATTGCAACCGTAGGGTTTGCTCCAAAAGCCAGCTCAATTTTTAAGGTAGGTGCCTTTGAAAACAATTCATATCGAAGCACATTAGCGTTAGTTATAGTGTGTACAGATAATGCACAATAGGGATAAGTGTACAGCTTGTTGTTTCTTGGCACAAGGGATAATGTTCTTGCAGCAGGTGCATGAATTTCAGAAGCAACATTTGCTCCTATTGTACCAATGTGTGGCGACAGATAAAAAGAAATTATAGCGTCACTTTTACCAGCTTTAGCATATGCGTCAATAAATTCTTGTACAGAGTTAAAGTTCAATGTAGAAAGAAATCCAAAGTTATATGTATAGACTGTTTGCGGAAGTCCACCCAGTTTTTGCGGAGCCATTGGAGAAAGAACGGTAGCTTCTTCTACAACTTCTGTAACTTGAGCAAATAGCTGTAAGTCAGTAAAAGGTCTTGCAGAAGTTTTCGTTGCCACATATGGCCCGAGTTCCAAATCTTCAGGAACAGTATTTGAACCAATAGCATCATTACTAACAGTTTCCCTTTCGACAAAACTCTTATTAAAGGTAATGTCAAACTGCCATGTAGCCCAAACATCCTCTACCAAGTTAAGCCCTGTGCTTTCAGGTGAAAGATAATCCATACTTTCAACTGCTGCATAAAACCACTTGTTACCGTACCGATGATTTTGATAAGCTACATAGTTAATGTTATAGCAATTCTCCATCTGCCGTTTAACTCTCAACTGCCTATCCGCTTGCATAAACTGAAAGTCTGTGTAAGTGGCAACAGGGACAATACCCGCAAAGAACTGATTTTGTTCCTCCACACTATCCCATTGTAGAACATTCTGATAGGTAGGGTCAAAAGGAATACCACTATAAAGTTTAACTATTGTATTGGGTGTTACCATTTAATTCCCTCCTTTAAGAGAAGTAGGAGGGGCAGGGATTAGCCCACCCCTCCAAGGATTAACCAACGGTGATAGTGCAATCAGCAGTCTTGGTGCTATCCTGAACGGAAGTAGCAGTAACAGTAATCTGATTTTTGGAAGTGCCAAGAGAACCAGCCTCTTTGCTGCCAAGGACAACTTTACCCATAGGAGATACCATAGTATCGGGGTCAGTTGCGCCCTTAATGGTAAAGGTACACTTGGAGGTAGGGGCACCAGTACCAGTAACGGAAGTGGTAATCTGTACAGAGCCACCCGGCTTAACAGTAGCAGTGGCAGGATTAACAGTAACAGCAGTCACAGTGGGTTTAGCAGTACCGAAAGCAACAGCGTTAGCGAACGGGGAGAGGGAGTAAACCATCCACACATGGTAGAAGTAGTTCCAGTACAGACCCTCACCATTGTAAGCAGTCTTAAAGGTACGGAGGTAATCGTAAACCTGATACCAGTTTCTATCAACAAGGATAGCTTCGATACCTGCATCAGCCAAATCTCCAATGTTGTCCACCACGATAACATGACCAGCGAACTCCGCTTTATCCATATGGAAAGCAGCAGCCAGTACATCAACATCCATCCGAGCGTTAAAGTCGGGGGTAGTGATAAGGTACTGCTCATCCTTGGGGGTGTTAGTCCAAACGCCAGCATAGTTCATCTGATTGTTAAAGATGGTCATACCGTCAGACACAGCTTTAATCTTAATCATGGCTTCACGAGCAGTTGCAGCATCGGTTACAACAGTAATCGGTTCGATGATGAAACGACCACTCTTGTTCCACTCACTAATAAGCTGCTTCATCTGAATGAACTCATCGAGGGTAGCAGACTTATACATACTGTCAACCAGCCCAGCGATAAACCTGTCAAGACTATCATAGGACATGAAAGCCTTACGAAGCTGCTCATTAGATACGGTCAGAGGATAATTCAACTCACTGTTAACACTATGGAACACAGAGGAAACAGCGGGGAGATGCCGCTTAAACAGGGTGTCCTGTGCAGCACGAGGGTCATAGGTCTGCGCCTTAATAACATCAATGTAGATTTCCTCAATGGTCTCACCCACAGCCAGTCTGCCTTTCTTCAAGACACCGAGAGGGTTAGAAGCCATGCGGTTATTAAGGATAACAAGGCCGATACGGTTAATAAGAGCGTTCACGAATTCGTTGGACTGCGCTTCAAAGGTAAGAATAGCATCACCAACTTCGTGCAGGTTCTCCGCAGTAGCTTCAGGAATTCTGTCCTGATAAACAGCAGAAGCGTTATTGCGGATAACATTCAAAACATCTACGCCATTAGGCATAATCACACATCCTTTCCAAGATAACTTTCTGCGACACCCTCAAAGGTAAGTTCGCCTTTCTTGTCTGCTTCAATGTCCTCACGCTGTGCAGTTTTTGCTGCTTCAATATCAGCGTTACCTCCAAAGAAGCGTTCAATGTACTTTTCACGCAGGGCATTGTATTTACCATTAAGTTCGTCATACTCACTCTGTGCAACGGTGTCAATGACTTCCATGCTGGAATTGTAATCGTCACGCAATCTACCAATCATCTCCGCACCATCGTCAGGGTTTTCAAACATACCCATAATGGTCTGCATATAGCCCTCATGTTCTTCGGGAGTAAGTCTCGGCATTTAATCACCACCTTTCTTTAGAATATTATCAATTCGGTCGGCAAGTGCCTGAATAACTTTACTATTCTCACGGATAATTTCACTCATTTCACTATTGTTCTTTAGAAGCACAAGGGAAATAACAACAGGAAAACCAACAGAACCGATAAGAGAAGCAATTTCATTAAGTCCTTCCATACAACCTACCTCCTTACACCTTTATTTCATTAAGCATACGCATGACATTTATCCAAGCTGCTTTGGCCTTGCCAGTCTCGAAGCGCATTTTTCCTTGTTGAAATAGGATAGTGGCTACCCGCCACACAGGTATGCTTCGGATTGACTTAACCATAAGCGTGTTTGGAGAATGGTCTGCCATGCTCAACGAATACTTTAAGGGGTACGAGGGGTCATAATCTTCACTCACATACATTAACCCCATTCTATCATCACGCCATACCCCATAGAAGCCGTTCATCCAGTAGAACCCAAAGTAATAGTTAGCTGTGCCTTGCTTCTTCTCTATAAATTCTGTATCATCACGCAAACTATCGTTGCCGATTGCGTATGCTCCATAAGAAGTTCCTGCTACTATTTTGCCGAACCTTGTCTGTGCCATGTGTTGTGCGAATTCATCAGAGCCAACCTTTAGCAGTATAACATCCCCGCCTTTAGCTTTGCACTTCGTTTCGTTGTCTTTCAGCACAAGGTTAAAGTATATGAAGTAAGGGTTATACATACTAACATTATTAGCAAGGAAGATAACTCTTACATCCCTGTCACGAGATACTGTTGAATATGCTTCAAGGAATGTTTCTACTTCGTTCCTTAAATAGTGGTAGGAGGAAGCAGGGTCTATAATGAATTCCTCAAAGATAATCAGCGACACATTAGGATAAGCGGTAGACTTCTCTATGACTTGTGTAGATAGGGTCATAGCATAACCAGCTTGTTTTTCATCAATAAAGAAGCCTTTACCGTTACTCTTAAACTCATGGTCAGGGAACTCTTTAGCTACATCAGCAAAGAAAGTGTTAACAGATTTACGAAGTTCAGTCTTATACCTACGGAGATATACAAACTGTTCTCCTTTTGTCAGGAAATTCTTTATTGCCCTTTTCTTCGCCGAGTAGGTCTTACCAATACCACGCCCACCAATTATCATAGTGAACAAGGCGTTATAAGATAATGCGCTGTCTATATTGTAATACATAATAATCTCCTTTTAGCGGGATATAGGGCGAATATAAGCGAGGTAGCAAGCCCAACCGTTTCGGCAGGTTTCACCCTGTTGCTCCCCGAATTCGGCACTCATATTCAATCCCTACTCCCATTATTATAATACATCATTCCGAACCAAATTTCAATAATTATAACAAGGAAATTTTATCTTTCTTTAATGGTAAATTCTTTGTCAATTAGGACTACTCCACCTTTTACTCGGCTGTGTTGGAGCTGCCCCTTAAATGACTCACCTATCTTAAATTTTTCAGGGGTTACATACTTATAACAACCTTTGCCCATTCCAGCGCAAGTTATTTTCCAGCCGTTTGTTTCCTCATACATGACAGGATTTTTCTTTTTGAATTCCTCTGCGCTCTTTCCACATGGATGCTCCATATAGGTTTTCTGTCGGAGGAATATAGCTTGGTCGGCTTGCATTTCATAATCCCATGCACCGAGTTTAACACGGTCAACATCAAGATTATCAGGAATTTCGTGGCCGATTAAGTGTAAGCTATCTGTATCAGCATAGATAAACCTATCATAAACAGCTTGTGCTGAACTGATAGTTGTGTACCTTGCCCATGCTGTGATGAAACAAGCCATAGGAATATAAATTGGTTCACGCTCTTGTTCATCACTTTCTTTATATTTTACAAGTCCGTCTATATAATAAGGTATCTTGCTTCTGCATTGTATCTTTAATCCGAACTTGCCATAGAGGGCGTTAAGCATTAGCTTTGCAAGAGTTCTCATGCCACCATTACCCTCAATCGTTGCTTCCTGTTTTACCTTAATCCACTTGTCAATATACTCTGTGAACATTCCTGTCTTTGACCTAAACATATAACCGCCAAGCCATTCGATAACCTTAACATTATAATGCTCAAACATCAAGTCAAGGTCTACATTAGTAAGTGTTAGTACAACATCCTCATCTTTAGTGTCTGTTATATACTCATTAGGAATAAATCCAAGTGTATTCTTTAACTGAATAGTTGGTATCATATTCTTCTTTAACTTAAAGGTGCATCGTAATCTCTGTACATATAACGGGTAGGATGCAACAGGTTGATACTTCCCCAAGAACCTTACAGGCTCATCGTATGGTAATGGCCTTGTGTACATTTGTGAGGGATAAAGACTGTTCACATCGAATACGCTAACATTCCCTAATTTCTTACCCTGAAATTTTGGGTTACAGTAGGTGAAGCCCCCACGATATGCCTGTCTGATGATGGCATCATCTTCGGCAGATAGCGCAGGGAACTTATATCTGAATTTATCATTACCACCTATTATGTTTTTATAGTCAGCAAGTGCATTAGAACCCTGTGTCATTTTATTTAGGTTCTGCTGAAACAAAGTGTTTAATGCCATGGCCACAATCTTAACATCGTTCTTAATATAAGCTATTTCTTCTTCTGTTAGGATATGGCCTACTTCCCTTTCTTCCTTATAATCCAACTTCAATTTGCTTATTGGTAACTTAAAGCTCTTGGCTATCTCATCAACAGTAAACGGTAATATCTTTAAGCTGTCAATTATCTTGGTACAGATTTTGTTTCTTCCCGAAGTTTTATGACAGATTGTAAAAGTATAAAACACACCTGTGTTGCTGATAAGTGTGGTGAAAGTCTTTGCTGTTAAATCCTTTCTATCTTCTACATGAGTATAACCGTTTTGGAAAAGCCAATACAATATGAACTCACCATCAAATTTGAGGTTGTGGAAGTAAAGTGTGTTATTTGAGTTAGATACTTTACTGAACATATCATCAATAGAGTTTCCAACATCAATGTTATACTCACCCCCTATCTCACAGAGAGCGTATGCCCACACTCGGCAATCGTTCTCGTTAGTAGTTGTTTCAAAGTCCGCTGTGTAGTTCAAGGTTAATAGGGAACCTTAAAACCAAATATTCTTGCAGTTCTTTGAGCAGCATCCACAGCTTCCTCATAATTCTCGGCATAAATGTCTTTAATTGTACCTAACAAATCTGTATAGTAAGCATCTCTATATTGCTCTCCACCAACTTGCTCCAACTGTTTAAGTATTTCTATTGCAGGCTTTTGATATTCTTCGGGGATGTGGCCTATAACTCTATCCTTAAACACCTTGATAAAGTTTTGTTTGTACTCTGTCTGCCATTTATGCTCATAAGATAACCCCAACCCATTCTTATAGATACGGTTTTTCCAGTCTCTATATTGTTCAGGTCTCGAAAATTCTTCGGGGTCTTTGTACTTATAAACAAACTGTGTAATATGGTCGCTCCAATGTATAGGGTCTGCGATAGAGGGTAATCCTCCCTCTGTTACACCTACTTCCCTAACATACTGTTTATAAAAACCGACATCTTCTTCTGCTTTTTTCCTACTTTGTGCTGCTATCTCCATGAGTTCAGCCATTTCAGCAGTAGAGTATGATTTTCTTCCACGATATGCAAGGGCATTAGGAGCTTCAAGAAAGGCATCAAGTGTAGCTTCTAATGCTTGTGCATCACGCTCACGATAAAGAATTTCAACTGTGTCCTTTGCTTGGAGAATTTTAACAGGACTGGATGGTCTCATGTTAAGGTTAATCTCCCTTGCTATCTTGTTGCGCTCTTTTAACTTTGCTGCTATTCTGCTTTTGGTTTCATCCGACACAGCCATAGGTTATTCCTCCTTAACAACTTTATCATCGTGCGGAAAGTCTTTCTCTTTAAGCCAGTCGCATACCTCCTTGTATTCATCATCGGTTAATCCCCAAATAGTTACTTGCCACACATTCTGTTCAGCGGAGTAACCATTCAAGTTATTGTTCTTCATGATAGCAGGATAGTTTTTGAATGTTTTGTTTACATCCACATAACCTTTAATCCCATCGCACATTCCTTTTGCGCTAAACTGCCACATACCACATTCCAGTTTCGGCTTTCTGTTCCAGTTAGCAATCCAAAAGTCAAATGCTTTAAGGTCAGAGTAGTGTAGCATATTGTTTATCCAATTCTCTGAACAATAAATACCCGCATAATATCCTGCAAGTTCAATTGTCTTGCAAAATGTTTTTATACATTCCGTTCTAATATTCGGAGTGAGATTGTCAGCTCTGCCGAGGTTTTGTCTATGCCCACTTTCCTCCGTATCTATATAGATAGGATAATCGAGTTTAAGGCCACGAACTCTGTCAAGTACAAACCATGCTTCTTCCTCTGCTTCTTTAGGTGTGATAGCCTGTGTGAAGAAGTAAACACCAAACGGAATGTTATGCTCAATGCAGCCATTCACATTATATTTCCACCACTTATCCTCACGCAAGCTGCCGTCACCATAGCCACGATAGCCCACTCGAATAATGCAGAAGCCTACTTGCTTCTTAACTTGAGCGAAGTCTATCTTGGAGTATGTGTTGTTGCAATAGCTAATGTCGATGCCGTCCTTAATCATGTTACTACCTCCTAAAGTTGAAAAATTGCCCCTGCGGTGGGATGGCACAGGGGCTTTGGTTAACCTTTAATGTTAGATTGCTTTCAGGGTCATGGTCTTACGGCCACGCTTGGTAGAGAGGTTCTGAATTTCAACAGGAAGTGCAGGTTCCCAAGTGGGCTCACCAAACACAGCGACCAGCTTCTTAATAGCGGAGTAGATACCACTGGAAACACAGGTGTAGCTCTCACCATTCTCATCGATAAGGACTACTCTTGCATTGGCAACCATCTCACCGGTTTCATCGGAGGGGTTCTCCACACGCTCAATAGAAATGTCCTTAATGTTCAGCTTCTTACCAACAAAGTCAGACAGCTTATGGTCAGGGGAGTTGATTGCATTATACATAGCAACCTTGGCTTCACGAGTGTCACCCTTAATGGAGCAATAGCTTTCAGCGTTGTTCAGGTCATACAGTACGGTGTTATTCATGTTAAATTCTCCTTTGTTAATGATAGATTAGATGATTATTACTTTTCGATTACATGAGCGACAGAGAGGAAGTCCTCAACGGTACAACCATAGAGAGCAGCATCTTCAACCATAGCATCGATGATAACGCTATCCATCTTCTTCAGTTTAAGCTGCTTCTTGATGATAGCGACAGGATTGCCTACCATGCCCTCAACGGTCAGGGTCTGCTGTGCGCTTACATCTCCGTTAACAACAGTGCGGAAAGCAATCTCGGTAGACTTAACGATAGTGCGGGTAATCATAGCCATTTTGATTTTCTCCTTTGTTAATTAAATTTAGGTTGGTTAATCCCACGACAGAGAGGTTTAATCCTCTCCGTTTCGCCGTTTACGGCTCGTCAGGTGGGTTATTACTTTAATGATTAAAGCCCAAACGAATAGTACGATGGTAGCGAAGCCTGTGCATACAAGCAGGGTTAAGAATACGGTGTTATGAAAGAGGGTCAATCGTTGTCACCACCAATCCATTTACCGCCTACATTGTACAGTTTACGGCCAGTCGAAATGCTCTCAATAAACGAGTAGCGTTTCAGTTTTCTTTCAGGGATAAATTCACTAAAGCCTACGCCATAAATGAAATACCCCGAATTGTCTGTGCAAATTCTAACTTCGGCAGCGTTCAGCTTACCAACAAAGCCGAATTTGTAACCAAGGATGAAGCCTTGTTTGGATTTAAGGGTCATGGGTTTACCTCCTTTCTTTAAGCGTGGTTACAATCCTTACGGATGCAGCTTAATGGGTTGCAGTCTTTAACTTGATGCCAACCAAAAGGGGTGGTTCCAATGTGGCAGTATTTACAGAATTGCATACCGTCTATATCCACTTCGGGTTCGCAATCGTTAAAGCTATAATCACAAATGGTACACATCTTGTGGTCTGTTGAGATTATCATTATTCATTCACTTCCTTTCTTAAAAGGGCTTCACATTCTATCTTTAACCACTCAAATTCTTTAACGGTTAAATTGCCTTTGGTTCTTAAATGATGAGTCTTTGATAGGATTTGTTCAGGGGAGAGAGGGGAGTAAATTCCCCTCTTTATATTGTGTATACACCATTGTAGGTAGTTATAGTTAATCATTTCTTTTTACGCTCCTTTATGGTGGAGATTATGGTTCCTATGATTAAGATAGCTGCCATATATGATACGATGAAGATTTCAAGTTCCATCTAATAAACTCCTCTCTTTAAGTAAATGGGATAAAGGGTTCGTATTCGATACGGCTGCCGTTCTTACATCTAACTCTACGGTAGCAGTTAAACTGAAGGGCTTTCATATAGTTACGGCGAAGTTCGTTTTTGAATTTACTAATGTGTTGGCAAGTGGTGGTGCTATAATAGTCAAATACAAACAGTCTATCCGTAGAGGGGAGATACATAGCTACATAGGTGAGGTAGCTTTTAAGGAGAATGGGGTTGGTGTTAAACTCATCAGAGTAGGCGCAATATACAATATGCGCTTGACAATGGTTAAGTCTATCCGTTCTAACAGGGGTGAGGGTTTCTACTTTACGGATAAACTCATCACGAGGGATAGCGGGGTAGACGGTTCCGTCAGTTCGGTCTACATATAAACCGTCGGCGTGGGCTTTCTCAATGTAACTCTTTTTGATTTTCATTTTAATTTTCCTCCGTTTTAAGTATAATTTTTGTTTCCCTTACTCTGTGTTTCTCAAGCGGGCTTGTAACCGCCTACGGCCACATTAAGGGAAAGAGAGGTTTAACCCTCTCTATCCTGTTGGCTTGCAGGACGCTGAACCGGGACGCTATACTTAAGAAAGTCCTCTACCAACATGCCCCGGACTTCTTCGATATAATCGGCCTCACTCACAATAATAACGGTATTGGGGTTTGCTTTATTCAGCTTTTCTTGCGCCTGTTCTACCGTCATTTTACCCTTAAATTGGGTTGCAATCTCTTCTGTAAAGAGTTCGGGCTTTCCGTTTACGGCTCTGACTGTAGTGCGTGTGAATTTCACAAGGGTGTTTGCGAAAGTGCGGGTGATGTAGTTGCTGTTGGCGGTGATGATGTTTTCGTTGCTGTTCATGATTTTTTCTCCTTTTCTGTTTAACTGTTTTCTGTTTTGTTCGGCTACTCTGCATTTCACAAGCGGGCTTGTAACCGCCTACGGCTGCATTAACCTGCGGGATTTAATCCCGCACAGTGACGAATTTTTCGCCGGTTTCAAGGCTGATAATCATAACATATCGGGATTGAAACACCATATAATCAGCCCACACAGCATAGAGGTTATCAATAGTTGTTTGAATTGCACGGAGACATGTATAGGTTTCGACGCCTATGCCGTGAGGATAAACTACCTTAAACCCCTCATTAGATTTTACGAATTTTCTTACTTTACCTGTTTCAAGATTTACAAATTTCATTTCAATTCCCTCACATTCTGTTTAATTCTGTTCGGTGGTATTATCCTCCCACCATCATTATTATACACTATGCAGCTATAAAAGTGATGAACGAACTGTAAACAATCTATGAATAATTTGTTAAAACATATCTTTACAGTTTACTATTAAATGTAATCCATTTACTGTAAATTGTACACTCAACCAATTTACAACCTTTACCTGTAAATTCTTGTAAGTTGAATGACTGACCAATTTACAGTTTCTGCCTGTAATTTACTGTAAGTTGGTCGGCTGGCCAATTTACATTTTCTGTAAGTTGAACGGCTGACCAATTTACAGTTTCTTCCTGTAATTTCCTGTAAGTTGAACGGCTGACCAATTTACCAATTACTGTAAGTTGAACGGCTGACCAATTTACCAAAAATTTACTGGTAGGGGG